CCTTAGAAAGTATTTTTTGGAGAGCCGGGCTCCCGAGAGTCCAACACTGTCGGGCTGTCTACCCGGATAATATCCGCACCACCCGGAACGGTTTCAGAAACACCCGGAACACCGGATACCGGTAGACTTGAAACCTCCACCGGGGATGCCTCCACCCTTACCGACGCGGTTATGTACGGGCGACCAATAGCATCCCGTATTCGTACCAAGACTTTCTTAAACAGGGTCTCGAATACGCCTATGGTCGAGTACAGCACTCGAGTGAATCCCCTACCAAGCGCAACCGACGCGGTAATTCCCAACGCATTTACCGCTTTCCGAGCGTACTTTATTGAGCGGGACATGGTAGAAAACACCGAAACGTAATCCGCCCTTACTCTATTATAAACCACTTTACGGGTTATACCCATAGACACCGATACCGAATCGAGCCTTGAACGAATATACCCGCGCACTCTGGAAAGTGACATCGTGATGCCTACCGGATTCACCAAGGATCGGTAGGCTGATTTTACTCTGGACAACACGGAAGTTACCGGAACAGCGTCGGAGCGCGACCGGGAGAACCCAAGGCGTTTCGATACCGACATGGTTATGGCCAGAGAGTTTGATACCACGGCGTAAAGGGCCCTCCCAAAAAGAAATGCGGTCAAGGTATGGGT